AGGTTTGCGCCCCTAAGGTCTGCGTCCATAAGGTCTGCGCTCCTAAGGTCTGCGCCCCTAAGGTTTGCGCCCATAAGGTTTGCGCCCATAAGGTTTGCGCTCCTAAGGTTTGCGCTCCTAAGGTCTGCGCCCATATTCTCCCACCCCTCGCAGTCTTCGTTTATCCAATGCAAGTGATTTTTAAGCACCTTTTCGAGTTCTTCCGCTGTCATTCCGTCAGCCTCCTTTCTACCCCCGCCCACGCTGTCGCCTTCGCGTTCTCTGGGCTGTCGCCCGTCCACAAAAGGAACTTTTCGAGCTCTGCGGCTGCCTGCGGGTCTGTCATCTGCTTGTTGATCTTGTAGTCGTTGACCTCGTCTATCGCCCTTGCCTGTGCGATCATAGCCGCACGCCTCAGATACACGCCCATGTCGGATATGCTAGGAATAAAAGCCGACTTTTTGACGGCGATCTGTACGGCGGTTATGAGGTCGCTGTCCGGAAACATACCGAAAGCCGACGCCCAAGTGATAAACATCTGCCTTTTTTCAGCCTCCGACATCTTCGCGAACTGTCGCGGGTATGCCTGCGAAAATATCGACATAACTTGCGCCATTGTTCCGTTGTTCATCTTCCACCTCCTGCGCGATCTTGTACCAATCTGTCAGCCCTGTGTCTGTCTGGGCTGATGTCGTCTGCTTGTCCTGCCTCTTTTCCCAAGTGATAACGGCGGACTTCCAATTCTTCATTTTGTTTTTGCCTACTAACCAACCGTTTGAGTTATAAAAGGCCACGAACGCCTCAGGGTCGACAGTGTTCTGTCTTTCAAGACAATAGGCTTGCACTTCTTCAACTGTCGGAGGAACAAACACACGCGACTTTGTCGCCCCTATATTGTTTTTATCTTCGTCAGAAGATAAAACATTATCCTTATCCTTATCCTTATCCTTATCCTTATCCTTATCCTTATGTTCGTTTTCGTTCGTGTCTGCTTCGTTCTGCTTCGTTTTGCTTCGTGTCTGCTTCGTGTCTGCTTCGTTCTGCTTCGTGTCTGCTTTGGCTTTGCTTCGTCTTGTTTCTCCCGACTTCTTTCCGCCTATGCTTCCCGCGTTGCTCTTTGTCTCCCAGTGCTTACGGTTTTCGTCAAGCCTCGCGGCTAGGTACTTAAAAACGCCCCACACGCTGTCGTCAAGGTCTTCGTACTTTGGCCACTCGTCGCGGATTTCATAAGCAAACAAGGCTTTGAACAGTGCCCCGACGTCCTCGTCGTCAAGGAACAAGAAAAGCGGCTCCCAATCGTAGAACATAACAAAACTCTTTTTCTTTTTTTCTTCTTCCACTCTCTCACCCTCTTTCGTACATCGTGTAATATCTCACCCCGAACCCCTGCCCGTCTTCCTTTATGTAGCCGTAGTGCTTCAACTCAAAAAAAGCGTTCTGTGTAGCCTTGAACCCTTCGCCCGAGTAGTCCTTTATAAACTCGGCAAGGGTGAATTTGTCGGGGCCGTCCTCAGCTCGGAGGATCCAAAGGGTAAACCACAAGCCCTTCGCCTTTAACGACAGACGCCTGTCCGTGCTGATGTGGTGCTCCCCTTCGCCGTTCTTCATTCGTATGTTGTCGTACATCTTTAGACCTCGCTCTCGAGGTACTTCGACCAACCGCGGGCGCACGTCTTCGTCTCGTCTTCCTTGCACACGGTGTCCTTATAGACGCAGTGCTCGCACGAACTCGGGTTTGTTATGTGATTAATACTCTCGATCGTGGCTTTGTGGTCAAAGTGTCCCAAGTCGAAAAAGCGCAAACACTCGCGCACGTCCTCGATGATTCTCTCTTTCTGCTTCATTTGAACGCCTCCCCCGCTTTCTGTATCTCTGCCAAACAAAATAAACAGTAGGTGTCGCCGATGTCGTGCAACGTCATTTGTGCTATTTCGTCGGCTTTCCATATCTTGCCCGTGGTGTCTTGGGTGTCGATGATCTGACCGCCACAACGTCGGCAGATGTGCAAACCGTTTGTCTCGTCTTTTATCTTGTTTGCTCTGGTGACTTCCTCAGCCGACGCGATACCGTCCACGGTGCCAATGTTGAGGAAAGCAAGGGCGCGCCCTTTGGCGGAACTGTCGCACACTTCAATCATTGACGTGCGGTTTATAGAACTTGCGTTCCTTGTTTCCTGCGCGTAAGCGTTCGCGAGCAGTCTGCCGGTGCCGTCGTATGCCTCCGCAAGCATTGTGACGCTGTTGTCGTCCTGCTGTGTGGCTCTGCAAGTCAGGCACCCGTCGGGGTAGATGTAACGAAACGCCTTTACCTTTTCGGACACGGGCGCGTACTTCTTGCCGTGTATATCCATGTATTTAATCTGTGAGTTTGCGTACTCCGTGCGCTTGATGATCTCTTCACCGTCCATTAGTCGTCCCCCCTCATGTCTCTGTAAGCCTCTTCTGCGTCTATGGCGTCCTGTTCGTCCTGGTCTTCGTACTCTGCGTCGAGGTTTACAAGGTGTTCGGCTTTCCAATTCTCGAAAGCCTCCTCGAAGTCCTCTTTGAGACAGTTCTCGCAGACCCAGATGTCACGATCGCTGAAACAAACATAAAGTTCGTCCTGTTCCTTGCCGCAGACATCGCAGTCTGCGACACAATCGCCGCATTTTTTATAAATCATTCGCGCACCTCCAAAAGCTCTATTATCTTGTCCAAGCGGTCGACGATCGCCTCAGCCTGCACGACAAGGCTTGCAAGGTTCGCTTCGTTGATTGCCTCGGTGACAGTTATCTGCCCCTCAATAGGGGTCGCAGGGCTCCACGCTGACGGCTCCGCCTCGGGATATACGCCGACAGCCTGCGGGCCGTCCGTGTAAGTTCTGCGTGGCGTTCCTGTGTGCTTGCTGACAGTGGACTGCGACACGTTAAAAATAGCCGCTATGGTCTGACAGTCCACGCCCTGCGCTCTCAGGGTCTTCGCCTGTTCTATCTGTTCGGGATTCAAAAATACTTTTGTCTTCATTGATTCGTCCTTTCTCTGCCGCCCTTCTGCGAGCGCTCGGGATTGTGTCTTTATGTTTCCAATTTATAGAGGCGTCCTTTCTAAAGTTTTTTTGTAAGAATTGATTGTTTTGGTTAAGTTAGGAGCCCCGAACGCCCGAGGAAAGACGGCAAAAACTGCGCTTATTTGCGCGTCTGTTCTATTTCTCTTTTAAGTTGGTAGTAGTCGCGGTGCGCCTCGATCGCGCGCCCTGTCTGATAGCAGGCAGCCGCCAAAAGGAAAGCAAAAACAACTAGTGTCATACCTTCGCCCCCTTCATAAATGCGCGCCTTAGTCCGTCCTTGAGTTCGCCCGCCGTGATTCTAAAAAGCGTCTCGCGTGGTTTGTTCTGAGGACTTCCACGTCCGATTCTCTGCGCCATTGTCTCGACTACTTCGTCGTAGATGTCGAGAAGTTCCTGCGGGTCGTAAAGTGGCGGCACGTCCGGAAGTTTAACGTCACGCGTCTGTCGTGATATACTGATAGTGTCTTTTGTGGTGTTGCGGTACTCTTTCACGTCTTGCACCTCGTTAAAGTGTCCGCGCGCCTCAATAGGCTTTAGCTCTTCGTCCTTGAAAGCGTCGTTATATACGCAGGTCTTAAACTGCTTGACGTCTTCGTCATAGTCCACACGCATTACAAGTGACTTTGTCTCGGGCTCGTAGTCCGTCGCCTCAGTAAAGGCGGCTAACATATGCCCAATTATGCGCGCCTCAACGTCCTGTTGTTCTGGCGTCTTTCTGTTCCTCATTGTTCACCTCCAAAATACTTTTTGAATGTCTCGGGCGTCCTGTCTGTCTCAATGCCTCGGCGTATGAGGTCGTCAATTATTAGCCCTTTTTCTGTGGCTGTCCACGAGCTCTTCCCGCTGAGACGGTGGCAGACGGTTGTCACGCCCCTGTTGATGATCGCGCCCAAAGCCTCCAAGGTGTCGAACTCCCTCCGAAGTGCCGCGTGGTTCGTGTAGCGGGTTGTTTTCATTCTCTCAGCCTCTTTTCTGTAACTCCGAGTAAATAGTCGACAGACACGCCAAACACGTTAGACAGGCTTAAAAGGTGTATGCCCTTGCACGTTCCGATGTCGTCTTCCCAATTCTTGACAGTGTTCTTTGACACTCCAAGCATTTGGGCGATGTCGTCGCGGGTGTAGCCGTATCGTGCGCGCTCTGCCCTGATGTTGTTAGTGGTCATTTTTTCGCCTCCTTTCGTAGTCTGTAGGGTTCCGTTTTTGTGTACCCTTGTACTTCTGATAGTACCATAAAAAATGAACTTTTCAACATTTTTTCAGAAAAAAGGACAAAAAAGTTGACCCTTTTTATTTTTCGTACTATATTAAGGGCGAAAGAAAGAAAGGACGTAAAAACATGATAGGAAAAAGACTAAAGGAAGCCCGAAAGATTAAGGGACTAACTCAAAAGGACATCGCGGAACGTGTGGGCGTCAGCCTCAGCACTGTTAAAAAGTGGGAAGCGGACACAATCGACCCTAACACCGACAAATTGATCACGTTAGCCCTTGCCCTCAATGTATCAACTGATTATCTTTTCGGGCGTGGTACTAGTCCGGACTTAGTGTTGACGGAAGACACGGAAAAGTTATTGGCGATCGTCGACGGCTTGCCTCCGAAACAGCGCGAAGCGTTGACGCAGTACGCCGAATTTTTAAGGGGCGGAGGTGGTCGCAGTGTATAAACGCCTCCCTGTCCCCAAGTGGGACGCCAAGCACAATAAATGGATATTAGACGTTCAACACGAGGGCGTTCGAAAGCAGTTTGTAAGCCGTAAAAAATCGACAGGTAAAAAGGAAGTGACGGAACGCGCCGCCGCTTGGATCCAATCTCAGGACAAGGACGGGAAAACCCGCAGAAAACTGTCTGAGGTCTGGGCACTGTTCCTTGATGACTACAAAAACAAAAAGGGTGATAACGAACAACTAATACAACTGCGTTCCTTGGGGCGCGTGTTTGTCCTCCCTGCGCTCGGTAGCCGTCCAATAGGGTCATTATACTTGGAAGACTACCAAAGCGTTATAAACGACGCTAGACCCCAAAGACGAGGGCGCCCACTTTCTCGAAAGTATCTGAACAATTTAAAAGGCGCCCTTGTGACGTTTAACCGTTGGGCGGTTGCCAGACACTACACAAACGAGGCTGTCACGGGTCAATTATACGTCCCTGCCTCGGCTGAGACTGTCGGGCGGTCAGTTCTGCAACTGTCAGATATTCAACGCCTGTTTAGTTCTCGCCTCGGTCTGACATATGAGCGGGGCTTGTTGTTGGAAGTTCTAACAGGCTTACGTCCGGGCGAAGTTCTGGGACTGCACCGTGAGGACTACAAAGACGGCTGTCTGTTTATCCGTCGAGCTATCAACGCACGAGGAAAAATAACCGAGGGCAAAAACAAGAACGCCCTCCGCGTTCTCGATCTACCGCAGGAAGTCCGCGAGATAGTTAAGGAACAGTTACAAGACACTGAGGCGTTAGGCTCTGTTTACCTCTTCCCCAACTCTATCGGAGGCACGCCGTCACAAACTCAGTTCCGCAGATGTTGGGCGCGTATGGTAAAGGCACACGATCTGCCCGCAGATGTCACGCCGTACGGTCTGCGCCACACGTTCTTTACGCACACGGAAGCACACTTGCCCGACAGGGTGATAAAGTCCGTTTTCGGACACTCCACAAAGACGGATTCACACAAACTATACGGCGAACACACAATAGACGGCGAAGCAAGGGAAGCCGCAAGACGTCTGTCTGTCACGCCACTGTATGAGGCAGCGAAAAACGCCCAAAATTAAAAAGTCCCTTCCACAACTACTTCCAAAATAAGAACAACCGCCCGAAAGCCCCACGGCTCTAGGCGGTTTTTTTGGTGGAGTATACGGGATTCGAACCCGTTTTACTCATTTTAAAATTGAAACAAACTTAAAATGAAACGCCCACGCCTCAGGCGTTCCCGCGGTTTTCATTTCATTTTCATTTTAATTTTGAAACGTATCAAAAACGCAAAAGTCCCTTCCAAAGTCCCTTCCAAAATGCGATAATAAAAGACGGCATACATATAACTATAATCTCCCGTATGTTTTCTACTTCACCGCCGCCGCAATAACGGCGGCTTTTTGTCGCAATAAAAAAAGCGGCACACTCGCGCGGAAGTGTGCCTTGTTAGAAATTGCCTTTTTACAGTAAGAAGTATCTATGGACTTTTTAAAGGAAGATATGCCAGCAGTAAGCAGACGCCGCGCCGTCTGATGTCAGCCTATAATAATGTAGCGCCCGCAGACATACCCGTCACGGTCTGCGAGTTTGAACCAATCGCCCGAGACGTTCGACAGGGTGACGGCTGAGCCGTTCGCAAGGGTACCTATTATCTTGTAGTTTGTCCCCTTGCCTGTCCTGATGTTCAGCACACTGCCGTTAGTCTTGACTTTGCCCTTGATGTTCTGGGGCTGTGTCTTAGTCGGGATCGTCAGACGGTCGCCTATGTATATTTTGTTCGGGTTCTTCAAAAACTTGTTCGCGTTCATTATCTCGTCAATAGACACGCCGTAGCGCTTGCAGATAGCCGTCAGCGTTTCACCCTTCTTTACAACGTGTACTTTTTCACCCGAACCGCCCGAGGGCGCTGTGGGGCTTTCTGACGCGTTTGTGTCGATGATCTGAAAACCGCATTTTAAAAAGCCTGCCTTCATGTTCCCCGTGTATGTGGAAGTAACAGGGATTCCGACTGAGCGCACGACGTAACAGACAAGTGACGAGCAGTCGAAGTCGGGGCCGTTCCTGTGGATTTGGTCGTAGCCGTGCGTGTCGTCTGCCGCGATCTGCTCCGCCTTGGTCGTGTACTCGTCAGCGAGCACGCTGTCCGGATAACGTAAGACATAGTCCCACGGGCGGTCGTAATAGTCGCGTGTGGTTATCTCGCGCCCTGTCTGGTCGCCTGTCTTTCCGCCTGTGGTCGTTCCTTTCTCGTTTAAGGAAGCGTGGACGATTCGCCCGCCGCCTATATATATGGCTGTGTGGTGCTTTTCGTTTAACAAGATGTCTCCGCGTTTTAGGTTCTTTGGGTTAACTTTTGCCATTGTCGCTTCCTCCCTTGTCTATTGTGTCGCCTGCGCCTTTTAAGAGTTTCTTTATCCACGACGGCAGGGCGTACGGCGCCGCCGCGTTGATGTTCTCAATTATTGATATGCTTTCGTTTATGACGATGTAACAGCCAACGACAGTCCCGATCGGAAGTTTAAACGGCAGTTCAAGACTAACCGCCCCCAACAGGACAGGAAAGAAGACATCAAGAAACACGCCAAAGAACAGCGCCATAAAAAGCGCCATTTTTCGCCAAAATCCTAGTGTGCCGTCCTTGCTGTTTATCGGCTTGCCTGTCACCTTGCTTTTAATTAAGCCCGTCGCCACGTCAAAGCATATAACAATGACGACGCACAAAAAGATAGGGGCATAGGCGCCAAAGAATGACGCCGTCAGCCCTCCAAAAATAGCAGTTAAAAATTTAATTGTTGTTCTTTCCATTTTCCTTGATACCTCGCGAGCTCTTACGGCTCTGGCGTGTCGTCTACCGTGATCGTGTACACGACTTTCATTGTCATAGTGCTGTCTTTGGTGACGACGTCCTCCAAGTTCTGAACGGTCGCCAAATAAGGGACGTACATCACGCAGGCGTTGTCGCTGAACACGACGGACGCGTTCGAACCGTAGCCCCAAATCCAAGGCACTAATATGTGCGGGTCGTCTGTCAAAGCATAGCGCACGGCATGATTGCCAAAGTACGACACGTTTACAGCCGTTCCGATTAAGTTTATCTTTTGCGCGTCGGTTAACTTCTCCGTCGTGTAAATCTTCAAGCCGTAAATCAAATAACCCGCACCCAGACAGCAGGATTCGCCCGTTGGGATCTGTCCAAAGTTGACGATATCAGCCGCAAAAGTGCGTTCGCTCGTGTCCCACGCTGTCAGGTCTATGTCCTCAATGTCTGACGGCTGCGTCCAATCAAGTCTATACATTCCCGTGCCGCCGTACACAAAGAAGAAGTCGCCGCACTTTGCGAACTTATTAATGTATGCGGCTTTCTCCGCGTTCTGCGGCGGCTCGACCTGTGAAAAAGTAACACCCGTGCCGCTAAAGGTTTTGGATGTCAACGTGTCCGTGCTCGGGTCAAACTCATAAATCACGCAGGAAGACGTCGACGGGAACTCGACAATATAAAACAGTCCGGTCGACGGCTCGTAGGTGATCGAGCCATATTTCGACAGTGTGGCGTTTGTCAAGGTAAACGTCTCGACCACTGCGCCGTAGGTCAAAACGTTGTTCACGCCCTGTGCCTTGTAATTTACCGCGCATTTGTTCAACTTCTTTGTGGTATAGTCGAACGTCCAAGCGGTCGCCCCGCCGTCTGTTATACAGATAGGCGTGTGTATGTTGTCTTCAAAATCTCCGCGCGCTGTTCTGTCCCCGCCGTACATCGTGAGAGTGTGCGCCGATGTGATGATAAAAGGCTGTTCGCTGTCGACGCACGGGTTCGGGTCTGGGCCGATGTCTCCAAAGTTCTTATATGTCAGGGCGGCGGCTGATATGGTGCCGTTTCCTTGGTTTGTCGCCCAATCCCAAACGAATTTATAGCCCTTGCCGTCCAATGTCGGGCCGCTTCCGCCTTGTGCGTTGTTGGGGTTGCCCCTCTTGGGGTTTGCCGTCGCGTGGGCTGTCTGTCCTGCGTATGCTATGACAGGGTTCGCGCTCGGGTCGGGAAGTGTGACAGCGTCCTCGCTCTCTGTCAGTGCGTCATAAAACAGCAGGACGCCTCCGAACATATCGCGCACGGGTGTTATGTCCGCGTACTTGATCGCGCCGAGGTAGTTCTGCGCGAAGATTTGAGCGACGGCACCTGTTACAAGGTTGTCTTTTTCAATTCTTTTCAGTTCCTTGCCTGTCTTCGCGTCGTTAAGGGTTAACACTGTGTGTCCGTGGACTTTGGGAAGACGTGCCCCGCTGATGTTCTGCTTTGTGGTCTTATCTCTCATTGTTTCCGCCCTCCTTATGTGGCTAACTCTTGAATGTCAAAGCGTCCCCAGACTGTGTCCGCCTGATAAGACGACACTAACGCGGCAGGAACGTAAACCTTGCAAGCGTTCGGTACATTGTTTAAGGCATTAGCCGATGCCGTAACTACCCCGCCTTGATTTGATAGATATATTTCTTCGAGCGCGGTGTCTCCGTACAAAAAGTCGTTAGGAAACGCCGACAGATTAAACTCGACTTTTTTTAACTGCGTGCAATTTCTCAAACAGGAAGCGCCCGCACTGCTCCAAGTGCCCGTCACGTTCCGAACCTTTGAACCAAAGAACGCCTGCATCGCTACTGTCGCGTTATTCAAAGCAACGTCGAAAGTTTCCCCCGTTGCTCCTGTCTGATAAAATCCGTAACTTTCAATTTTTGTTAAGGCTCCCAAAGTCAAACTTGCTAGGCTTCCTGTTTGGCGGAACGCCTGTGTGCCTACTTCGGTTACGTTCGGGCCGTCAAAGCTCGTTAGCACACTGTCTTGACAAAAAATCTGAGCTTTAACCTTCGTGGCGTCTGTCACAATAGACGAGGTGCCCTCGATGATCTCGGCGGCGCTTGTCCCGCCTCCGCCGCCTGAGTTTGTCATACATCTATAAAAAGCCATTTATAAAACCCTCACTTTCACCGCTACGTCTGCGGCCTGCGCCTCGAAAGTCATTGAGACACTATAAACGCCGCTGTTCTCTACAACCGCCGCGGATGTCGGCACAACTCCGAACGTGTCCGTGTAAAAGTCCACAAGCGACGAGGAATTAAGCCCGACAAGTGCGGACGCGTCCGTCAACACAAGGGACGTCGCCCCCGCTGTCAGTGTTCCGGACAATTCGCGAACGGTCACGCAGTCTGCGCTGTCGTCTAGGTATGTAATGCTTTGATTATTCAAATATAAAAGCAGTCTGCGCTCCGTAAATGTCACCGAGGGCGCCCCCTCGTACGCGTTTGCGACGTCAACAAAATAAATCGTATAAACGGTTGACCCTTTAATGATGCGATTTGCTACGTGAATACTGCCTGCAAAGTCCAAAAAAATAACGTTGTCGGCGTCTACTGCTGCTTTGATCTCTGCGAACGTCTTGTCGTAGGTGCTCCCCGTCTTAGTAATGACAAAAGCCTCAGCAGTTCCACTGCCTCCGCCTCCGCCCGTGGCGATCTCTGACCACGCGCCGCTTATTTTTACAAAAAGGGCGTCTACAACGTTAGGCGTGCCGCTTGTATATTGGACATATAAATCGCCGTCGCTTCCCTGTGCTGATGTCGGCGCGGTAGTTCCCAAGATTACGGAAGCGCCCCCACCCCCGCCGCCTGCATAGGCCTCATTGATCGCGCCAATGATTGTTTTTGCTGCCGTGTTCAAATTTGAATATGTGAACGATTCGAGATACTGCGACGCCTTGGCGCCCTCTGTTATCTTCTTTGAAGTGTAGCCCGTCTCGCTGAGCTCGTCCACAACTGTCTCGAGTGATAAGTCGTCAGTGGACAAGGTGCTGACGCTGTTTAGGGCTGACACTTTAACGTCATTATTTGCCATTTGTAAAACCTCCTTTTATTCGCTTACAAGGTTATAGCCGCCTGTTTCGTCGGTGATGTTTGCCTCCCCGTCTTCTGTAACAAAGTTGGAAGTCGGAGGCGAACAACGGATTCGGAACTCGTCGACATTAACAGGCATAATAAAGCCCGCGCACTCGTACGGCGGTACATCGTCCGACAGTGTGACGGGTAGATAAGGGAACGCGAAAAACTCCACGCTGTCCTCCAATGCGAGAACAGACAGGGCGCTGACTTCGTACTCTGGTACGTTGTCCGATACTGTAATAAGTCCGTCCCAACGTTCGACAGCCGCGATACCTTGACCCTTGACGGTCAACTCGAAGCCCTCTGCGTCTATCGTGATGTCGCCCGTTGATGTGGCGCCCGTGTATTGGTACTCGAAGTAAACGTCCAACGTTTTAAGGTCGCCGCCTTCAAGGTTCAAAAGTGGCTGATAGTCGACGACCGTGTCTTCGTACTGACTATACAAGGACGATATAAGCCCCAAGGGACGCCAAAACGGAACGCGCTTAATAACTACACTGTCCAACTCGTACCGCAGCCACACGCGGAACGCTCCGAACTCGGGCGGGTCGTCCTCGGGTAAAAAGTCAACGTGATAAGTGACGCGGGTCTGCGCCTCGATGTTGGTGTCTTTGGTCGCTCCGATCTGAAGTTGTCCCAGGTAGAACTCCCCGTTTTCAAAGTCGCCGATGTCCTGCGCCTCGAACGCGGTCGTGTTCGTCAGGAACAAAAACACGTTTTCATTTGCCGCACTCTGTCGGGTTAGTCCTGCTATGTTCTTGTCTGTCTTACTTTGTGCGCCTTGTGTCGTCGGGTTCTGTCCGTAGCCCTCCATGTCGTACGAGTGCCCGAACGTGCACACGTAGGACATAAGACAGCCGAGTGACGAACTACCCGCACTGCGTCCGGTGAACTCGATAATGTCCCCAAGGTCAAACGCAGGGTTGCCGAGTGTTGACGTCCTAAACGGTGTCGCGTGGAAGTTCTCGAGCTCGTTATAAATTGCACCTAGCAAAAAGTTAGCGTATGGCGCTAGTTTGTTCTGCAAAAACGGATTCGAGCCCAAAGCCATAACAAGCCCGCTTTGTTCTTCAATTCGGGTTATATCCGTGTTGGTGTTAAGGTCAACGAACGACAGCCCGCCGTAGAATGTTTCGAAGTCTGAAAAGTAACAACCCGCGAAGCGGTCGTACTCCGTGAACTCAAACACGGGTTCATAGCCTAGCGTCCTGATCTCAAGTTCTCCGTCACGGTTAAAGGTCGCAAAGCCTCCGCAGGTCTGCGCTATCCACGACAAAAGGTCGCGATATGTCGAGATGTCGCTATCTTGGTATAGTTCCAAGTTCTCGCCGCCTGCTCCGAGGTCGTCTATCTCTTCCGCTGTCTGGGCTAAAGTGATAGAACAACGGTTTGCAAGGATTCGCAAGTAGTCGGACGCGTGCCCCGCTGTCAGGGCGGAAAAGTTCACACGCTTGTCTAACTTCGACATATAGTCGTAAGCCGTGACCACTACGCCCTCGGCGCTGTGGTTTGCCTCCGATACGATGTAGACACCGCAAGGGATTTGTTCGTACCGTTCGTACTCGTCCGACATATCGACGCGTTGGTTCCAATATATCTTTATCACTTTACCCTCCCACGAATTACGCGGGATAATGTTTTTATTAGTAAACGTGATGTTAAGTTGTCCGACGTAGACGCCGCCAAGTTTGACTTCTGTACTATCTGCGCAGTTATTCGAGATAGAACACGAGCCCATAAGGACATCGGAGGCAGTGAACTGTACTGTGCCGATTGTGCCGTTGATGTAGCCCTGCTGGACTGCCGACGCCATGGCGGCTTTATAGTCTTCTGAGACGTTATACATAAACGCCGCCCTCCTTTAAATCTGCGTGAAGACACACGGACACGTCCATAAGCCGTTAGTGTTCTCCGTTCTTTCTGATCTCTCGACCAACGACCAAGCGCCCGCACGTCTGAGGCGTCCCGTGTAAGACGTTCCCCTATAAACGAGTGTGACGCTCGCCTTTTTGCAAAGGGTGTCGAGGTCGTCACGCCAAGCGCTCGAAAGTTGCAAAGTGAAGTTAAAAACGGCTTGATTTTGACGTATAACCGCCACAATGTCGGTAGCCGCTTCGCTCTGGTTAACTTCCTCGTGCAATAGGCTGTCATCTTCAAAGCTGACAGGCGCGGGCAGTGCCACGCCGTCAACTGTCAAATAGTTACGTCCTAACATCTGTTTAACGTCCTCCGCTTCTGTAATTCTGTCTGTTCACGGCATTTACAATCAACGTGTCGAGCCTCTCGTTTCCGATGTAGACAGGCACGACGATCTGACCGCCTGCCGTTGCCGCGATCTTGCCGAGAGTAGACTGCAAGCCGTCGAACTGTCCCGTGTAGTCCGGTTGCTGTGTCATTCCGCCCGCAACTACTCCCGCGACATCTTCAACGCTGTTTTGAACGACGTTGATGTTCTGGTCTATGCCCTCGGCGAATAAGTCCATCATGTCAGGGGCGAACGTGTGGAAGTTAGACAGCGGGCCTTCTTTTGGCTCTGAAAAGCCCAAGAAGTCTTTAACCTTCTTTGCCGCTCCGCTTGCCGCCTCACCGAGATTTGGCATTTTGTCCTTAATGCCCTTGATAAAACTATCTATCATATCCTTGCCCCACTGCACGGCGTCCTTGCCGAGATTTGCGAGGCTGTCGACAATTGCGCCCGTAACTTGGACAAGCCCTGCCGCCAAGTCTGGCAAGGCTTTAACAAGTCCCGAGACAACGGCGCCTATGATCTGCACCGCCGCCCCTATGATTAATTCAAGATTTTCGGCTTTGGTCAGTTCCGTTGTTATGGTCGTTATAGCCTGCACAATAGCGGGTATGAGTTGAGGCAGCGCCGACGCGATACCCGAGCAGACAGCGACTATAATTTGAACGGCTGCCGTTAAGACGGTGTTTAGGTTCGTAGGGTCTAATATGCTATTAACGACAGTTACGAACAACTCCACGATAACGGGTATTATCTCGGGTAGTGTCTGCAAAATGCCCTGTGTAACAGATATGATTATCTCAGCCGCCGCCGTGATAATGGTTCTGAGGTTCGTCGGATCTAAAATCGTTTTCGCCACGGTCAAAATAGCTTGCACTGCAACAGGTACGAGTTTAGGAAGTGTCTTTGTAAGTCCGGACACAAGGCTGATAATTATGGTCTGCGCCGCGTTGATGATATTTACAAGGTTATCTTCTGACAGTAGTGTCTGGGCTATCAATAACAAGGCGTCCGTCGCCGCTTGGATAAGTGGCGGGCCTTGTTCGCTGATACCCGAGACAAGCGCCTCAATTATATATAGTCCCGCTTCCAAGATTGGCTCAAGGTTTGACGTGATCGCCGTAACAATGGCGCCTAAAATGGTACTTGCTATCTGCAAAAATTGGGGTACATATGTACTAACGAGATTAACCACTTTTGGTACGAACTGATTAACAACCTCGCCCACTTTGTCAAGGTCGCCATTCGTTCCTAGAACGGCTTTTGAAAAGTCGCCCAAAAGGTCGACGCCCTCGCCTCCGACTTTGGTAAGTATCGGAAGCAGAACAGTTCCAAGGGCATTTTTAGCCGCCTTGGCTCCGTTCTCTAACTTGACCGTGGTGTCGTCGAACTCTTGGAAAGCGTCGAGTGTTTCAGTGTCCAAGACGTAGCCGACGTCGTGCGCCTGCTGTGCGTACTCTTCAAGGGCACCCGAACCCGCCTTGATTAACGGGTTTAAGTCTTTTGCAGATTTTCCGAACAAGGACATCGCGAGCGTGTCGCGTTCTGTCTCGTTCTCGATCTTGCCCAAAGCCTCCAAGGATTCAAAAAGGACATCTTCGCCGCTTCTTAGTTCTCCGTTCGCGTCAGTGACAGCGACGCCCAACTGTGCGAAAGCCTCAGCCGTCGCCCCTGTTCCACTTGCCGCTGATGATATGGACTTTTCCGCCTTGGTCATAGCGCCCGTTAACGTCTCGACAGGAACGTCGACCAACTCCGCCGCATACTGTAGCTCCTGCAAACGCTCCGTAGACACGCCTGTCTTAGCCGCCATTGTGTTTATCTGGTCTGCGTAGTCTCCGCCCGCTACGGTGAAGTCTGCTAATGCTTTCATCGAAGCGCCCACTGCCGCAGTAACAGCCGCAACGCCTGCCGCCGCAACAGCACACGCCGCCTTTGCCGCCTCGCCGAACTTCTGCCACTTTTCGCCCGAGTTCTCCGCCTTTTTGCCTGCGTCTTCTGTCTCTTTGCCCGCTGTCTCGGCTTCCTTGCCTGCTCCGTTAAGGGCGGCGCTAGTCTCTTTTGCTTCGCCCTCTAACTTGTCAAGCTTGTTTGCCGTGGTGGTCAACTCTGCGGAAAGTTTCGCGTATTCCTCTTGGGATATAGTACCATTTTCAAGTGCTTTTGCCGCCTCGGTTGCCGCCTGCTTCTGCAAGTCCAACTTTGTTTTTGTCTGTTCTATCTGCTTAGCAAGTAGCGCTTCTTTTTGGGCCAAAAGGTCAACGTTTCCGGGGTCGAGCTTCAAAGCCTTGTCGATGTCACGCAGGGCGCTGTCTGTCTGCTTTATTTCTTTGTTTACCTGTGATAAAGCCTTGCCGAGTTGGGTTGTGTCGCCCTTGAACTCGATTGTAATGCCCTTTATATTTCCGCTTGCCATTAGCCCTTCCCCCTTGTGTTAGAAAAATCTGTCTATCGTCTCCTGGTCTCTTGTTGCGTAGTTATAGCTGTCGTTGGATAACTCCGTCAAGATGTCCATAACAAAGCCGAAAGACATCTGGTTGAGTTCGTCAAGGGTCAAGCCTGTTTGCTTTGCCCTCAAGATAAATAGCGGCGTCGTGAACTCGCGCGCCGTCGCCTTTAGTCGTTTTTTGTTTCAACGCCTCCGACCGCTTGGCCCTGCCAAGTTGCAAGGATGGTGTTTAATACTTCGCCCGATAAAAAGGCGTTTGTCTCGTCGAACTCTGACAACCACGTCAGGAAGTCCGCACGGTTATAATTGACCAACTGCGCCGCCGTCTTTCCTGCGCCCTGCATAGCCATTACAAAAGCGATCTCCGCAAAGGCTGAGGAACGCGACACGACAAAAGACAGGTCTTCGTCTGTGTACTTGCTCGGGTCTTTGTCCTGCAAGGTCTTAAACGACATAAGGACGCGCAAAAAGTCCTTTTTAAAGATTTCAGTATATGCAAAGGGTGTTAAGGCGTTAGCCACGAGGACGACGTCCTTGTCCCCTATCTTGATCTCGTTTTTCATGTTCTTTCGTGTCCTTTCTTCTTACTGTTTAAAAAAAATACCCCGACAGGGTTTAATCTGTCGGGGCTGTTGTGTGTTTTTTCGTTTGGTGTTTAAGTCTTAGCCCTCGCCGTCGGCTTCGTCTTCGTCGTCTGCCTCTGGGTTAGGGATTGTAGACAGCAGAAAACCAACCTTCATACGTTGCGGTGGCCACTGTTGCCGATGTCTTCGCCTTGATCTTGCCGTCGTCTGGGCGCGGTGTAGCGCTAAAGTTAACGGATTCCGTCTGCGGTGTGTTTCCGCCGTCAGACGTCTTTGTAGCGGCTGTTGTTGACGGTCTAGCGATCATACAACGATAAAGCAAGTGACGTGTCGCCTTGCTGTCGCCGTCTACCTCAAAAGCGAGTGCAACATACTTTCGTACGTCGGCCTCGTTCTCAACAATAACGCCGTTTGTGTCTGTGGTTCTGCCTAAGACGTCCGTCTCGACGTCCTCAGGGATAAGGGCACTTTCAAAAGTTCCCGTATATCCACTGTTGGAGCCCTGAACGACATAATAAACGCCGTCGTCTGCGTCGAAGTTGCTGTCGTCACTTCCCGCAGGGTCTAAAGACAGGTTAACAGCGCCCGGCCACGACTTCATACTTCCGTATGTGGTAGTTGTGCCAGATGTTCCCACTGTCTCCGTACAAATTGCATAGTGGACGTTTTTAAGTCCAAACTTTACACGATTTGCAGCCATGTGTTTTACCTCCGTGTTATTGAATAATAATTAATATAAAACTGTTGTCCGTCGTCGTACGCCTCGTCTTTGTCCCAAGGTATGCCGAGGCTGTCGAGCTTTGCTTCAAGTAGTGCCTCTTTGGATTCGTCCTTTGCCTGCGTGTATAACTCGATCGTGATAGTTTGTTCTTTGTGATAACTGATGTTATCGGCTTCAAAGTTATCAGTCGCGTTATACAAGACAACTCCATAAGGTAAGGACGTCCCAAGCGTTGAGCGTATGGAAAAGAACGGCAGGCCGTCAATTGTGTTTAACGCGGTTAAAAGTTCTGCGTTTGTCATATTTGGTCGAGCCTCCTGTTTAATTCCTTGACTACTTCCTCGATGTATCTCTCTTTCGCCTTTTCCTCGGCGGGTTTGATGTGCGGGTGTGCTTTCGCTCGTCCGCAACTCTTACCGTACGCTATAACCTCGTGTCCGTTCTCCAATAGGTGAGTTAGTCCGGGCATTTTGGCATTGTATACGGTGTAAGTTCCTTTGTCCTTTTGGACTGTCCACCCTTTGCGGTACTTTTTACCGCCTACACGCGAGGTAGTCTTTAACTCTCGTACGACTTCCTTTGAGACGATCTCGCCCGCCCCTTTGGTCGCTTCCATTATTGCGGCGTCCGTTGCTGTGGTTAACTCTCGCACGATGTCGGCAAGTTCACCCGAGCGCCACGCGCCCTTTATAACAACGTTTGTCATTCTCAGCCCTCCCCGTTTGGTGTCGGTGTCGGTTCTGGTGTTGGGACAACTCCATTAGTTACGCCGCCCTCTATCTGACAGTAAAGTGTTATGCCGTCGTCATACTCCGACGTCCTATAAATGGCGTACTGTTTGCCGTCATATTCGAGGATCCTTTCACCGTCATAGTCAAAAATACTTAGATAAAAGGTTAAGTCGGGTGTTATGCCCGCCTGTCTTCCTTGGAAGTATTCGGACTGTGACGCGCTTCTGACTTCCGCCACAAGCTCGCGAGCCGTTAAGGCTGTTGTAGGCTGTTTTAGGCTGTCGAGCGTTTCCGTAACTTTCAACAGTTTTATAGCGCGTAACTTCGTCATGTCTCACCGCCTAAACTCCAATAGTCAGAACTTAACGACAACTTCGTTTTTATATCGTCGTAAAGTCTTTTATATTGGTCTTTCCTTGCGGTGTCTCTTTCAAACATAAAGCACGCGTACAAGATTACGGCCTCTTTTTGGAGGTCGTCAGCCGTCAGGGCTGTAAACGGCTTGATGTTTGTTGTTTTCGTCAAGTCCAAAATAGCCGCGTTGATATAACGCGACAGTTCTGTCTCTAACGCAGTGTTTGTCGCTGTTGTGGTTCTATTGACCGCAAAGCGTACCTCGTCAATAAGTGCCATTTGTCAGCCCTCCGCCTTTTACTTTTTCGACTTCTTTGTCGTCTTTGGCTTTGCCTCTTCTTTTGGTTCGTCCTCTTCGAGTGCGATCATTAAAAACGGGTCGAAGTGGTTAACGTCCAAGACGTCGCCCTTTTTATGGATTCCGTCTTTGTCAAGGAAAGCCGCTTTTACTTTAACCTTCATGGTGTCCTGCCTCCCAAGCCTTGAAAAAGGATTCAGTAACAGTTATGTGCCCGATGTGCCCTAACTTGATGTCAGTGTCTAGCACCAACTTAAAACCGAGTTGACGGGCACGCCAACAAAAAGATAAGTCTTCCCCAAAGCCTCCGAGCGGGTTGAAGCCTCCGCCGTACTGCCCAAAGACATCGAGTAAACACTGCGCTTTCATAAGCACACAGCCAAAGCCCACGCCCTCGACCTCGTGAACGCCTGTTAAAGGCCCTGTGTAGTCTTGATGTGAGCTCGTGCCGTCCTCGTTGATTTCTACCTTATCGAAAGCAACGGGCGTATAAGGTGCGCTTCTGCGGAAGTATAAGCCGCTGACGATGTCCGCGTCCTGTTCTTCCATTGTCTTGAACAGTCGCCTCAGTGTGTCGGGTTGAAAGGTCATGTCGCTGTCGAGCCAAAGTACATAATCGGCCTCTAACTTGACCGCCTGCGCCGCGAGTTTGTTTCTCGCGTCATAAATCAACGAACCGCAGATAAATGATACAAGCGCCTCGCCGTCCTTCTGAAGCATAGCAAGGGAAGCGGCAAAGCCCGCCGCGACGTAGTCCATGGCGGGCACTGCAATTAAAGTCTTTTTGTTAGTCATACTGTTACGTCCTTTCTGTTTTTGTGTCTGGGTCTATCAAACGGACTTGTCCGCCTTGATCTGACAGAACGCGTTCTCACGGATAACACCGGAAGCAACAGGCAAGCGTCCAACGATCTTTACGAGGTCTGCTTCTGCGTCGTCGAGGTCGTCGTACTTGATCTTGATGTCCTCGCCGTTCGGGAAGTTCATCTGTGCGCCATAGCCAAGGTCGCCAACGATAGCAAACGGAACGCCCGTTGTAGCCTCTGCCCAAGTTGCAAGGCTGTTGTTAAAGACAACGTCCAAGCCCTCGAACGGGTCAACGCTGAAATTGCCTGCATACTGTACGGACTTGAAAGCCGACCAAGTCTGCTTGTTCATAATAACAACAGGGTTTGCAGCCTCGTCGTTAAGCATACCCAAAGCGGAAGCGATAAGGCCCTGTGTAATGTTTGTTGTTGTGATAGCCGCAACAGCAATGTTTGTTGTGCCCGAGTTTGTGGAAACAGTGCCGCAAGTTGTGATTTTCTTCAAAAGTCTATCTGCGGCCTTTTTAGCGATCCTATATGTGAGCTCGTCGTAGATATAACGGAGGAAAGCCTCGCCCGTCATGTCGAGAACTTCGTCAGATACCTGTACCCACTTTTTAATCGTCTCAGGTGTAAGAGATACAACAGCGATTACAAGGTTCTCAGCGCTTGGAGCGGCTGCGCCCTCTGTGTGTACTACTGCGTCGTCTGCCTCGATCTCAACGCCGATTCTTACTGTGCCCTTGATGTAGGACTTCTTAACACGCTGTGTGATTCCGTCCTTCTCCCAAGCGGTGCCGATGATATCTTCAACGATCTGCGGTACAGGGATGATAGCGTTACCATTTGCACAACCCTCTGTGGTGATTGCAGCGCGGCACTCTGCAAAAGATGTCTTGCCGCTTCTGAAAGCCTCTTTGAGGTCATTTGCGTATGCTTCTACATACTCGTTGGAGCTTCTAAGCTCTGCCATTGTCTTAGACATTGTGATGTCCTCCTTTGGTACAAATTCGTTTGTTACGTCCTTGCCCTCGCCCTGAATAGCGGCGCGCAAGATTGCCTTTTTGCTTTCTGCCTCGATCTCGGCTTTCCTGGTCTTCAAGCCCTCGAACTCGGCGTTAAGTTCTTCGATGTTTGCGTCTTCGTTTGCAAGTTCTGTCTCAATCTCGGCAAACCTTGTCTCGATCTCGTCGACGCTCTCGTAGGTGTTAAACTCTTTCACGGGTTTATCTCCTTTCAAGTTTTATTTTCAACGCAAGCGTGGCACGTTCACGGGCTTTTCGTTCTGCTTCGCGTCTCTCCGCGCGTAGTTTTTCGATCTCTCCGTCGAAAATTGAACGGGTAGCGGGTGAAATGTCGGTTGTCGGATTCGCAGGGAAGCCAACTGCGCTAACGTCGTAAACCTTTTTGACCCTCTTAATAATTCGGGTATATATGGCGGTCTGTCCGTCTCTTTCTTCTGTCCAATCTTCCGCCGTTCTGTCAGATGTGAACGCGAAAGACATCTGTGTGTAGTTCTCCGCCTTGATGTCCTCGAACATCTGGCGCGCCGCCTCGGTCTTTGACAAGTCCGTGCGGGTAAACAGTCCCTTTTCGTCGATAGACAGGCGCACAAGTCCGTTCTTTGTTCTGCCTAGAACTGTTCCCGTGTGGTCACGCAGAAAAACAACGTCTGTCAAGTCTGTTTCGGTGAATGCGTCGGGCGTGATCTGCTCGCGGTATATTTCGTGTACGCCGTTCCAATCGTCCTCAAAAAGTGTATAGGGCTCGAATGTTGAGGCGTAGCCCTCTACAAACATTCCCTCGCCGCCCTCGTCTTCTGCTCTCGTCTCTACGAGATTAAAGGCGAAAAAATCGCGGTATTCTCTGTCCGGTTTAATTGCCATTTTCTGTTCCCTCCTGTGGTTCTGTCGTTGGTGTCTGTTCTATGCCGTCCGCGCTGAGTTTGTACGATGTCGGGTAATACTCGCCACGAATAAAGGCGACGTCTCCCCACTCGACAGGCGGCAGGTTTAACACCTCACGCGCTTCGTTTATGGTTATCTGTCCGCGGTCGCCCGCGATCTCCAAGATGTTCTTTTTGTCAGTCATCGACATATACTGCACGCGGTTTGCTGACAGGAACACACGCGAGCCCGTCGCAATCTCTCTGTCGCTATAAACCATAAACGTTAAAGCCTCCGACAGTTCCAACGCCCTAGGCTCGACAAAGCCCTCGTAGAAAGCGACAGCCGCGTCGCCGATTGCTTTGTTCTGCAAGATTTCCTGATTTACGCCAAAGTAGTTAAAGACGTTTGTCCTTATGTACTCCGCCTGTTGTGGGTCTACCTTGTACGCCTGCGGGTCTAACTGCTTAACGTCCTCGAACTCGTGCGGGAACAACAATATGCCGCCGTTCTCTTCGCCGCCTTTTAAGTTCGTCTCGGTGAAGTTCTCGCGCTTTTCCTTTAGGTCGTCGTCGTCCATAAAGTTAGACACGCGAGCCATAAATCTATAAATCGCGCTGTTTTTGATAGCCTCTTTTATGCCCTGCTTCTGCAAGTCGTCTACCTGCATTGTAGGCGTTAAGGCTTTGTTATCTTCGCCCCAGAACTCGTCGTTCAACTGAAAGCGTGTTAACCTTGCGCACTCGTTAACGAGGCAGGCGCCTGTCGCCTGTCCGTTGGTGCCGTACTTGTAAACAAAAACAAGTACGCCGTTTAGTTCCTTTGTCTTGATGTCCTTTGGAATAACGGGCCATATGCCGTCGCGGTTCATGTTGCTGTCGTATGTCGGAACGATTAAGACGTTGTTATATACGTCCGCCATTGTGCTGACCCTGTAAAGGAACTGCGGCCACGTTGTCCACTTGTTCGGGCGTCTTTTTAGGTTCGTGACGTAGGTCTTCGCACCCGTGCCCAAGAACTCCGCCCCGAGCTTTGAAAAGTGGCGGGCTCTCGCGTCGATCGCCGCGCGCACGAGTTCGGATTCGTAAATCTTACCTTCCCAAGTTTTGAAGACGGGCTTGTAGGCCGTCACTAGTTCCAAAGTCTGGGACGCCTTGCGCTTGGCTTCCTCCGCCTCGGGTCTGTTGTCCCCGAACAGTTTTTCAAAAAATCCCACAAGCCTTTCCCCCTTGTTAGTAGTTGATCGCGTCCCGCTTGCTGTTCGCTAGTTGGGCGCTATATTCTTTGTGCCACTTCTGGCGCACCGTCAGGGCACACAATAAAGCCGCCGTGCCGTCGATGTGACACGTCCGGTTAACTTTTATGATTCGCTGTCTGTTGTTCCTGTTGTCGCTCTCGATCGCAGTGTCGAGCAGATGTGCGGCCGCTAGGTCGTTGTCTCCGATTAACAGGCGCCCGTCTTTTATAAGCCCTTCCGCCTCGCGTATAACGGGCGACAGGTTAAAGCCTTGGAAGACATCGTCACAATGGAAGCCCGCCGCCTCAAGGTCTTGGACTAGATACTGCGAACTATAACGGTCATAGCCTAGTTGCAACGGCATTAACTTGTAGTTTTTAACCGTGTCTTTGAACCAATCAAAGACGGCGTGATAGTCTACAAAGTTGTCACCGCACAAAGACAGCCAACCGCGCTCGATGTATTTGTCGTACGGCATTTGGTCGCGCGCCTTTGCCTCTTCCAACTTTTCGGCAGGTAGCCAAAAGTGGAAGACAGTGAACAAGCGCCCGCCGTTCTCGACCACTAGACACGCCGCTGTTAAGTCGGTTGTCTGCGACAGGTCGAGTCCTGCGACGCAGTAATGCCCCGCGAGCATTTCGCGCGTTATTGCCTTGCCTCTCAGTTTGCGGACGTCCTCAGCCGCAAGCCACGAGGCGGAACTGTTTTGTTTTAAGCAAGCGTACTTTGTTATAAACTCGCCTTTTTTACTTATGCTTTCCTCAGCGATCGCGAGTTCATCGAGCAGATACCGAGCCGACACGCTGACGTTTAGATTCGGGTTTGCTTTCTGCAACTCGTTGATGTCGTCCCACTTCTCCGCGTCGTCGATCATATACAAGACGGGTAAAAGGTGCGCTTCTTTGCTGTCACCGGACAGCCACTTCGTACCTCTTAACACTAACTCGTCATATATGCCGTCGCTCTCGTACCCTGACGTCGTTATGCCAAGGATAAGCGGCTGACGTCTTGCACCGACTGAGGACTTGATAACTTCGTAAAACCTCAAGCCCGACTGACCACGCCACGACGCGAGCTCGTCCAGGATCGCACACGAGACGTTTAAGCCGTCCGACTTTTTCTCACTGAAAGCCAACGGCGCTATGCTACTGTTTGACGCCTCGATGTATATGTCCGTACGTCTCTTTTTTGCCAACTGCTCTAACTCTGGTTCGTTCTTTATCGTCTGATAGCATTGGTCATAGCAGATAGACGCCTGTTGCAACTTTGGGGCAGCCATGTAAACACGCGCGCCGTATTCATCGTCCGCGTATGCCTCATAGGTTGCCACGGCTGAGGCTAACAGCGTTTTGCCGTTCTTCCTGCCCATTGTCAGCAGGACTTCAGAAAACTGTCTGTTGCCGTTCTGGTCTACTATGCCAAAGACACAAGACAAAAAAGCCTTTTGCCAAACTTCGAGCTTGATATGTTGACCGCCAAGCGGGCCTTCGTGATGTCGACAAAAACGTTCTACAAACGCAATCGCCTTTTCGGCTTTCTTTGGAGCATAAAAAAAGGACTTATTCTCAAGCCCTTCGATTATTCTCTGATATAGCAGACGAACCCAACGCCCGACAGTTACGGAGCCGTCTGTTATCTGTTGGTAGTACGTCAGTATGTAGTTATTCACTCGAACTCCCTGTTAAACTTAGACAGTGCCGTCTCTTTCTCGGTCTTCTTTCCAAGTTTGGTTATTATGTCGAGCATTGTTTGTAAAGTCTTGTTTGCGCTGTCGGAATGTTTCGGCAGTTCTTTAATCAACGGGTTAGCGTAGACGTTCTCGCGCCCCTTGACGTACTCTTTTGTTGATACTGCGGAGCCGTCCGCGTCTAGTTGGGACTTAATCAGGGCTATAACTTGCTGTTGCACAGCGTACTGATTAGCCGCCGCTATGAACAAAGTGTTCTGCGACACGTTCCACTCCTCGGCCATTTTGATTAATTCATCATAAAGGCCGCCTTTCTCGGTCTTTTTCATCGTTCTTTCGTCCTTTCTCGCCGTTAGTCGCGGCTTTCCACAAACAACTACGCGCTTCTTGTCCGATCTCGACGACCA